AGGGTATGGAAGTGGGAAGCGCTTTCTCTACTGCCATTGAGAACATCCTCGCAACACCGGGTCTCAAAGACTACAAATACATCTTCACACATGAACACGACAACCTCGGCCCAGCCGATGGGCTTGTAAAGCTCCTTGCCCAGATGGAAGCGCATCCCGAATTCGCCTGTATCGGTGGTCTGTACTACACAAAGGGGCCGGAAGGGGTGGCGCAGGTTTGGGGCGACCCGAGAGACGGAGAACTGAACTTCCGCCCACAGACCCCTATTCCGAACGCCCTGCAAGAATGCTGCGGTACTGGCATGGGGTTCAATGTGTGGCGGTTGGAAATGTTCAAGGACAACCGACTCAGAAAGCCGTGGTTCAAGACGCAGACCGAGGGAGGCGTAGGGACGCAGGACCTCTATTTCTGGTCAGACGCAAGACGCTACGGCTACCGCTGCGCCATAGACACAAGCATCAAGGTGGGACATTTGGACACAGACGGGGTTTTCGGAGAGAAAGGTTTTGTGTGGTAATCCGCTTTGAAGATGCGGCCCATTCACATCCCCGCGAGGGGGCTTCACCACGGCACGGCGTGGGTGAAAACCGTGCAAGTTATTGGAGGCGAAATGAAGCTCGCTAAATTAAAAACCCCTAAGGCAGAACCAAAGCCCCTGAAGATCGACATCGGATGCGGGAAGCGTCCTAGGGATGGCTTTGAAGGATTGGACTCTATCGACTTCGGGCAGAAATACGTCCATGATGTGAGAAAAGGGCTCCCATTCAAGTCCAATTCGATTGATGAAGTCCACTCCAGCCACTTCGTAGAGCACCTTACCGGCCAAGAACGAATCCACTTTTTCAACGAACTCTATCGGGTGATGAAAGTAGGCGCTACGGCGCTAATCACGACTCCGAACTGGTCGCATGCCTGTGCTTATGGCGACCCAACACACCAATGGCCACCAATGTCCATTTGGTATCCTTTGTACCTAAACAAAGAATGGCGGGAAGTCAACGCCCCACACGTTTCTTATACATGTGACTTTAATCATGTGGTAGCTGGTTCTTGGGATCAAAGCATTGAAGGCCGCAACGAAACCTACAAACAGATTGCCATGAACACCCAGACGAATGCCTGGCGGGATTTAATCGTGACACTGACCAAGAAATGAGCTTTCAGCGCAACGCATTCCAAGGCAACGCTTTCCAGACGGAAGGGGCCGGGGTTGTTATTCCAGTTGGTTCTCTAAGAGGGAAAAGCCGGAGACGTAGGAAACCGCTCTATACGGTATGGTTTGACGATCAGCAGATTGGCGTTGATTCTGGAGAGGAGCTTATCCATCTCGCCACTTTGCACGAATCTATTCCGAGGGTCACGTTGTCGAAAAAGGTCGATTACGGCCCTATTCTGAATGAACTGAAACAAGCCATCAGGATTCTTGAAGTCAAAAGACAGGAAGCGGAGGACGATGAAGTTATCGTCATGCTGCTCCACTAAACGGCGCTTGACCGATTCAAGCAAAAATGGAGGCGGGAAATGACTGACATTACCCAGACTGGTGAAGGCGCACCGGCAGTGCCGGCATCACCGGTGGAAGTTAATTCTGAGAATATCGACCAGCTTTTTGAGCAACAACGTGGTGCTGAAAGCGCCGAAAGTACTCCAGAGGCGAAAAATGAAGTAAAGGAAGAAAAGCGCGAAGAACCCAAGGTCAATCTTGGTGCCTTGCACGAGGAACGTATGCGGCGCAAGGCCGCAGAAGCCAAAGTCCGTGAATACAATGCCGAACTGAATCAGCTTCGTCAGTGGAGGCAGCAAAACGAGGCGATTCTGCAAGAAAGGCTTGCTGCACTGCAACAACCAAAGAGCTACGATCCAGAGAAACAACCTGTTGAGTATTTGGCTAATGAGCAGAAGCGAACCCAAGAGCTTTTGGCCGAGCTCAACAAAAGGAGCGAGCAGCAAGAACAGCTGATGCAGGCTGAACGTGCTGCCATGCAGTTCCGGAACCACGTCATTGCCGAAGAAGAAAAATTTGCAAAAGACCAACCAGACTACCTGAAAGCCATTGACTACGCCAAGAAATTCAAGGCAAGCGAATATAGGGCGCTGGGGTATGGCGATGAGGAAGTTGCTGCTGCACTGCAACAAGATATCATTGGTATTGCAACACGGGCCTTGCAATTAGGAGAAAGTCCTGCTAAATTGGCATGGCAATATGCTTTGGCCGTTGGCTTTAAGCCTTCGGTGAGCCCTGAAAAGAAGTTGAACATGATGGAAGCTGGTCAAAAGGCCACCAAGCCGTCTAGTGGTGGTTCACAAGACACAGCAACCTTGAGTTTGGATGTTCTAGCATCTATGTCCAATGAGGATTTTGCCAAGTTGTCTGAATCCGATTTCAGGAAGGTGATGGGCGGTTAACCACCGTTACTGGTTGTTCGTGCTGCGCCTCACGAAAAGGCGTGAATCGCTGGGCAGCGTTTTGCCTATCAATTCACTAATTTTTTGGAGGCCAAAATGGCAGATACATCTTATGGCACGAACCACCCCCTTGCCGTAAAGGTATGGGGTAAGAAACTTTTTACCGAATCCCTGAAAGAGGCTTATTGCTCCCGATTCATGGGAGAGGGCCCTGGTAACGTTGTCCAAATCAAGCCGGAGCTTTCCAAGTCCGCCGGTGATCGCATTACCGTTGGTCTGCGTATGCAGCTTTCAGGTGATGGCATCCAAGGCGACGGCACGCTGGAAGGCAACGAAGAAGCTCTGACGACTTACAGCGATAACGTACTGATTGACCAGCTTCGTCATGCCGTGCGTTCCGCTGGCAAGATGTCCGAACAGCGCGTGCCGTTTTCGGTTCGCGCAGAGGCAAAAGATGGTCTGAAAGACTGGTGGACAAACCGACTGGACACCTCGTTCTTCAACCAAATCTGCGGCTACACAGTAGCTTCGGACACCCGCTTTACTGGCAACCAGGCCGTTACTGCGCCATCGTCAAACAACATCCTTCGCGCAGGTGGCGTAGCCAACGACCAATCGTTGACCTCTGCCAACGTATTCACCCTTGACTTGATTGACAAGGCTGTTGAACGCGCCGGGACTCTTAGTCCGATGATTCGTCCAATCAAACTGGACGGCAGCAATAAGTACGTCATGTTCCTGCATGATTACCAAGTGACTGATCTCCGTATCTCCACCTCATCCGGCCAATGGCAAGACATCCAAAAGGCTGCGATGGCGGGAGGCCGCTACTCTGAAAGCGAATTGGTCAAGGGTGGCAACTTTCTTGGTGAATACAACGGCGTCCTGCTCTACAAAGCAAACCGCGTGACCAACGGTGTGCACAGCACTACCGGCGCCGCCGTCACCACGGCCAAGCGTGCAGTTTTGTGCGGCGCACAAGCTGCTTTGTTTGCCTATGGTGGAGAAGGAGGTCGAGAAATGACGTGGGTTGAAGAGCTCTACGACTACGACAATCAGCTTGGTGTTGCTGCGGGCATGATCTTTGGACTCAAAAAGACCGTGTTCAACTCTCTTGACTTCGCCACCGTGGTTGTTTCAACCTACGGTGCTCAACACTAAGGAGAACCCACATGGCTGAACCTGCTCGCAAATTTCACACCCAGCAAATTCACTACCTTCGCAAGACTGTGCTGTTTAGCAACACGGCAACACAGTTGACCGTAGGTACGGTTCCAGCTGGAGCTGTGCTGCTCACCCCTTTGTCTGGCGCGGTTGTTACTACGGCCTTCAATGACTCAGGTACCGACTTTCTGGACATCGGAACTTCTACTACTGGTGATCTTTTTGCAACCGATCTTGACGTTTCTTCGCTTGGTTTCAAAGCCTGCGATGAGTCAGTTGCCGGTGCATTGTTCTCCGTAGATACAGTAATCACCGCAACCTACACCGGTCAAAACGGAAACGCTACTACCGGTGCAGCTGAAGTAGTGATTGCATTTATCCCAGACAACGATAAGTAACGAGGAACGGGGGCTTCGGCCCCCGTTTTCAAAGGAGTAAGCATGGCAACGGGCACTAATGATGTAAGCAAAGACCAGTTTGTAAAGGTCGAGGGTCTGACAATCAAAAGCACAACCGGCACCGCTGTTGGTGGCGCTGTCACGGTTACTGGTTATGCTGGGAAAATCACGTCTGAGTCGTTGACCACTGCTCAGAATGCGACCTATACCCTGACAATTACCAATACAGCGATCGAGGCAACGGACATTGTTACCGCCTCAATCACCAACGGAACCAACACGCAAGGAACGCCGATGATCGTTCGCGTCACTCCTGATTCCGGTTCGCTGGTTATTGTGGTCAAGAACATGCACGAATCTACTCAAGCGCTGAACGGCACCGTTGTTATTTCCTTCGTAGCGCTCAGAGCCTAATGAGACGCAGGCAAATCCTTGGCAACCTTTCTCGACTTAAAGACGAAAGTCGCAAACGAGATTCACAGATCAGACCTGACGGACGAAGTGGAGTCGGCAGTTCTAAGCGCCGTCCAATATTACGCATCCCAAAGGTTTTGGTTCAATGAGTCTAGCGGGGCTTTCAGTACGGTAGCCAATACTGCCGAATACGGTAGTGGCGTCATTCCAAGCGGCATCATTGAGCTGGACTTGGTGACACTTACAGTAAACGGCAGGGTTCAGGAATTGAAGCCGATGCCTTGGCAAGAACTAGCCAAGACGGATCAAACCAATTGGTCTGGAATCCCCTACATGTACGGCTGGAGGGCTGAGGCAATCAGGCTGTACCCAGTCCCCAACGCGGTCTATACCTGCACATGCTACTTCCTCAAAGAATTTCCTAAACTGGTTAATGATTTAGACACAAACGTCTGGACAAACGAGGGATTCGACCTAATTAAGCACCGTTCCAAAGCAGAATTGTATGATGGTGTTGTATATTCGCAACAACAAGCAGATAGGTGTCGCTTTTTGGAGAATGAAACCCTCCAAAAGATGCTGAAGCGGACAAATATCCTGGCTGCTTCAAATACTTTGGTAGGGGACTTGTAATGGGTATCGAAGTCTTTTCCGGTATTTGGTCATTCAACACGGCTAACCCCGTTTCTGCGTCCGACGCCGTTAAATTTGGGGCTAACCATCTTCGCGGCATTAAGAGCGCCATTCTCTACACGTTCCCGAACGTCACCGGCGTTGTCACTGCCTCGCACTCTGACTTCAACAGCATTCCGAATCTGGCGCCGAAAGAATCCCCGACATTCACCGGAACGCCGGTAGCGCCTAACCCGCCGAGCGGAGATAACACAACCAGATTGGCGACCACTGCATGGGTTTATTCGCAGTTTGGGAGTTCAAGCATTTCATTGCGAATCTTGGATAAAGGGCGCCTGGGGTTCTACGGAGAATACTGATGGCTTGGATTACACCAGTATCTACTGAAGACATCAGCACACAAACGCTGATGTACACAGTTCCATCTGGTAAAGAGGGCAGGCTCAAGATCACATTCACGAACCGTAGCAC